TCCTACTCTGCTACAGCCCAAAGTTACCTTAACGATTTTAAAGCAGCGTTAAATGTTATTTTGAATTACTTTAATTTAGGAGATGCAGTTACATCTTTAACTCCTGCAACATTAACGTCCATAAAATCATTAACTCCGAGAGTACAAGCCTTACAGAAATGATTAACTTTCGTGAAATTCTAAGACGAAAGAATGTTGCATCTAAGACCGTTGGCAAAAATACTAGCACAATTGCTATAAAGCACCAAGATCCATTAGTAATAAAAGAAATAAAAACAAAGGAAACAAAACAAATGAGTTTCAAAAGTATCTTAAAGACGGTAGGAGTAGATTTCCTGAAGGGTCTAGGAATAGCGGACTCTGTTGCAACTGTGATTACTCCAGTATTAGGTCCAGTGTTAGGACCATCTGCATCAGAACTTCTGCAACTTTTCCTAAAAGGAATCTCAGGTGCTGAGGTACTTATCACAGGCGCACAGCAAGGTGCGGCCAAGAAGGAAACGGCAGGGACGATTATCACTGCTGAAATTCCGACTTTGGATTCTATCATTGCATCATTAGGATCTAATGTTGTAGTCCCTGCAAATCTTCAAGCTGCTATTGGTCCAGGAATTGATGGTGCTGTAGCTTTAGTTAATGCAATCACTCAAATTTTGGAAGGTTTATCTGCTAAAGGTACGGATGCAGTTGTTCCCATATCTGCTAAACAAGCAACTACATTGAAATAAAAAGTTTCCTAGCTTTCGTTGAAGTTAGCTAGGGTGCGGCCGAGATTTTATTAGTTGATCGAGAAGTGGGGTCATAATACAAATCTCTATTCCTTCGGGATCAAGTTAATAGATAACGGAGGAAGGGAAAAAGACTCGTCGTGAGATGATTCTTAACTCCCGCACAAAGAAATGACGGGAAGTAAAGGTAGAAGGGAAGTAAATGAAAGAATTTACCAAGGATGAAGCTAGAGAATTTCTACAAAAATTAACTACTTTTGGAGATGATGGTAGTGGTGCACATTTTGATGTTGAATCTGACGTAGAAGCTGCAAAGGAAGGTAGAAAATATGGCACTTAGCGGAATCTGCATCATAACTTCAGCAGTAATGTTTGCAATTGGAGCATGGAGTAGATGGTGGGTAATAGGTGCAGCTACGCCGTTTACTCCATCCTTTATTTCTGCTGGTTTATTCTTCTGGGTAATTAGTACTCTTGTAAAGTAATTTAGCATTTTTCACAAAAGAAATCCTTAACGTCGTCGAGACATAAAGGAAATGGGACTCACCACCTGGCGACCTACCTCGAAGCAAGAGGAATTTCTCTCACTCCCTGACTCTATCTTCGAAGCTCTCTTTGGAGGTCAAGCTGGAGGTGGTAAATCTGAAGTACTTCTAAACTTACCACTAACTAGAGAATTTTATTCAGCTCCTCGTTTCAAAGGACTTATCCTCAGACGTACTCTCCCTGAACTAGAACGTGAGATTATTCTACGTTCTCAATCTGACGGATTATATAAAGCATGTGGTGGTGATTATCAGGATCAAAAGAAACGCTGGAAATTCCCTTCAGGAGCTATAGTACAATTTGGTCACTTAGAACACGAAACTGACGTAAAAATTTATGATACTGCTGAGTATAATTACATTGGATGGGATGAAGTTACTTCTTTTACTCCTTACATGTATGAGTATCTTACTTTTAGCAGGTGTCGTACTTCTGATGAAAATTTACCTACGATTGTCAGATCTGGTACGAATCCAGGAGGAGTATCACATAATTATTTTCGAAAACGTTTTGTAGAGCCATTTAGGGAAGGTGGGAAGTTAATTAAGGAGTTTAGGACCATTAACTCTAGAACAACGGAAACTAAGTTAATCTTTATTAAATCTAGAGCTACAGACAATGATTATTTAATGAAATCTGATCCTGGTTATTTAGACAGGATGCAAAGGTTACCTGAAGCTGAAAGGATAGCAAAGGCTGAAGGTGATTGGTGGATTTATTCAGGACAAGTATTTGAGGACTTTAGAGAAACTAAATTATCTTCGGAAGCATCTAATGCATTACACGTAATTCCTTCTTTTCAAATTCCATATTTCTGGCCTAAAGTATTATCAATTGATTGGGGTTATTCAGCAATGACCCACGCCATATTTTCTGCAATAAATCCTTTACCTTCTGAAGCTTTTCCTGCGAAAGTTTATATTTATAAAGAATATGCGGCAAAGAAGGAAAAGATATCATTATGGGCATCTAACTTGAAAGTAATGGCTTATGGTGAAGATTTAAGGGACGTAGTATTAGATCCATCAGCATTTGGCATAAGAGGTGATGAAAAGACTATTGCAGAACAATTTGCTGATTCTTTCGGACGTGAGGCACGAAGAGCTGATAATGATCGTATAGGTGGAAAGTTATTAGTTCAAGAATATTTACGTTGGAAATATAATGAGAAGAGGCAATTGCCAACAGGAAGGTATGATCACGACGTAGCACTAAGAATTAGAAGGACTCACGGTGAGGAAGGTCTAAGAGAATATGAAAGAACCTTTCTTTTAGATGAAGATGAAGGATTTCTGCCTAAGTTACAAATCTTTGATACTTGTAAAGAGCTTATTAATTGTTTACCTCTTTGCATTTATGATAAGAATAAAGTTGAAGACGTAGAAGAATTTGATGGTGATGATCCGTATGATAACTTGCGTTACAATTTAAAAGCATGTCAGAATCTTCTAGTAACAGGCACTTCTTCAGCATTGCAAGAGGAGCAACGTGTTCAAGTATTGAACGCCTTGGCCAAGACTCAAAACATGACGGCTTTTTATATGAATATGAATAATCTAGAATCTAAAGAACGTAGGTCTAATCAACCTATATCACGGAGGCGTTATGGATCACGAAGACGTGTTGCATAATCATGTTATCTTTGATAAAATTAAAGCAAATGAATTGTTAAAAAGGAGATATAATTCTTCTCAGGAAACTTCTATTAATGCTTCAATAGCCGCACAGAGAAACAATACAAATTCTAACGAAGCAAATTGGGAATTTATTGCACAGGAAAGATTACAAATGATGGAGCAGCTTCGTGATGAAATGCACAATTGGCAAGAGACTTATGAAAAAGAAAGAGTTAGATGTGAATTATTAACTAAAATGTTATTTGAGTCAAGTCTTTCAGAAGTAACTGTAGTTGGAAAAGAATATGATGCACCAACTGAAATTAAACATACAGTCAATCCAGTTACTGCAGTAAGAAAAGGAAATTTCTTTAAGCAACGAAGGAATTTAGAAAGAATGTATTCAGCACACGATGCTGGAGTAAATTTAAAAGAAAAGGAAAATAACGAAAATGCCAGCAGTTAAAGGTCCATCAATTCCAAACGGTTTCACAGGTCCCTGGGCAATGTCCTTGGAACAGTTGAAAACATTTGGTCCTCAGACGTCACCTCCGATTAACATTCCTCCTAACTTCTGGACAGGTCCAGGACAGGGTAAAGCAGAATTTTATCCTTATATGTCCACGACTCAAGGTCAGACGGACGGGCAGGGAAACTTCATCACCTTTGAATCTTATGTAGAAAACTTCGCAGGAACAGGTGGAGGATTTCTCGGTGATCCAACGAAAGCTTCTGCATTTTCTCCTGTATCTTTCGTTCCTAAAGGACAGACAGGTGAAACTGTCTTCTATCCTAACGTTCTTGCTGCAGATAATGCTGCTTGGGATACTAATCCCGAGTTTAAGGTAGCATCTGCTCCTGTTGCAACTGTTACTCCTGCTAATTCTATTGCACTAGCAAACGAAGCTATTGCATTGATTAAGAGGGCAGTTCCTGGTTCTGCTTAGTCTTATGCGTTTGTTTTTAATTTTCGCGTCCTTGGTGGTGATTAGTGTAAAGGCACAGTCACCACCTTGTACTAGTACTAATCCGTGTATAGTAATTTATACTGGACAGTTACCTACAGGTGCATCTGCTTCAGGTACACAGTATATTGGCCTAGCACATCTAGGATCCAATATTGTATTTGTTCCAGCAGCCGCACCAGTAACAGTAGGCAGTTTATCTTGTTCTGCATTTACATTTAATATTCCACAAGTTTTTGTTAATCAAACTGGAAATTCTATAACTACAAATTTAGTTGCACAAGGAATGTATCATGTTGCTAGAAATGGAATTATTCAAAGTCTAACTGTTGACTATACAGTTAATGGACAAATTATAACTTTTGTAACTCCTTTAAATAATGATATAATTCAAGTATGGTAAATAATTTTAAATCACGTCAAGAGCGTAGAATGGAAAGAGCACTTGATGAGAAATTTAAAAAAGTTCATTTTAATCTTAGATTTAGACGAAAACCTGAGGAAAAATCTTTAATTCCATCAACATGGCCAGCTTTAGAAGAACATATGAGACTTTTTATTATACCTGGATTTTGTTTGAGAAAAGATTTAAAAGGATATAAATCAGAAAATGTTAGACCTAAAATTCACTAAACTACCATCATCAAGACATTACCTTCTAGGAGCATGTATGATGCACGTTGAAGGTGCATATTCTACAGTATCACGTTCATTTTTACATTGCAATCCTGGAAATATAATGGACGACGAGCATCAGGAAAGAACTTATCCAACACATTTAGCAGGATATGAAGCATTAGTAACTGATATTTGTGCAAATATAGGATCTGAAATTGGAAAATTCATTGCAAAGTATGCTCCACCAGTTGAGAATAATACTTCATTTTATCTTCAAGAAGTATGTGAATTAACAGGATTTGCAGCAACAGATTTAATCTAGGAGACATTATGTTCAAGAAACCGTCAGTACACATGCCAATGAATTTAGAATCCGCTGGAATGCCCAAAGGTATTAAGAGTCCTTCTGTGTCAAATTCTAATAAGAAACAGAAATTCAATAATGCGTTCAAGAAAAAGAAATCTGGCAGTGGTAACATGATGAGAAATTTAGTTAAGAGTTTCTAGGTTAAATGGCAAAGAAACAAAAAGTAGACGAAGAATTACAAAAGTCTCTTAAGGATATAGTAGTCCTGTGTGAGAAAGAGGATGAGCATCTTCGTCGTGCTCAGGTTAAAACTTGGAAGAAGAATGAAGAATTCTGGCATGGAGTACAGTATCTTTTCTGGAATGAAAGAGATCAAACGTGGATTTCTCCTGTATCTGGTGCGGCTCCCAATTTAGGATATAGTGAAGAGGAACAAGCGGAAATTGGACCATTTTATGATTTTGTAATTGACATTTTTTCAGGCCACGGACAGTCAGTTATCTCAGCACTAAGTTCTCAATTACCTGCAATTAAATTTATTCCTGATAATGCTGACGATGATGAAGATATTGATACTGCTAAGACTTATGATAAAATTGCAGAACTTGTAGCTCGCCATAATAATGCAAAACTAAAATTTATTCAGACTCTTTTCTTCTGCTGGATCAATGGGTTAGTTGCTGGTTATCGTTACGTTGATACAGATAAGAAATATGGAGTTTATAAAGTTCCAGTATTTGAAAATCAAAAAGTTCCTGGTGCTTTAACTTGTCCGAATTGTGGTGCGGAATTAGATGAAGGAGGTGATCCTAGTGTAACAGACGCTATGGTCAGCATGGGTGATCCTGAATCGTTAACTCCTCCCAAAGATAAATTTCCCAAAGATAAATTTCCCAAAGAATCTCCCGCACCACAAAATTTAGAAGGAGAAGAAGATGATTCAGAAAAAATTGAAGGGGCTGAAGGAACACAGGAAGACGGAGAGGATAAGATTGGGGAAGAAAAGAATTTACCAGATGACGAAGTTACCGAACCTGAAACAGGAACAACAACCTGTCCACAATGCGGTGAAAATGTAACACCGGAGCAAGGTGAAGAACAGGAGGTCCCTGTTTATGTAAGAGACGAAGATAAACCTAAGTCTAGAGCTAAATATGAAATTTATGGTCCACTTTTTGTCAAAGTTCCACTTTATGCTTTTGATCAGGAAGGTTGTGGTTACGTAGGACTTTATCTTGATAAACCTAAGGATGAGTTAGTAGCAGCATTATGTTATGAAGATGATAAGTTAGATGAGGAACTTGCAAAGAAAATTGAATCTGAGTACATGATTAACGATGATCGTTTTGCAAGAAATGAATATCAATATCCTACTGGTCAAGAGCAAGAAAATGTAACTATGTCGACGTTGATCCAGTATTGGCTTAGACCGTCAAAGTTTAATTTAGAAAAAGATTTCAAGAAACGAGCAAAGCTTCTTAAGGAATTTCCAAAAGGAGCTAAAGTAGTTTTAGTCGGAAGAACTAAAGTATTCATTTCAGCGAAAGGAGAGGAATTAGATAAGCGTTGGACAATAGGAAAATCTGGATTAAGTACTTACATTCACTCTGATCCTTGGTGCCGTCCATTAGTGCCAATTCAGGAGATGAGAAATCAGTTAGATAATCTTATTATGGATACTATTGAACATGGTATTCCTTCAACGTTTGCGGATAGTGAAGTCCTAGACTTTGATGCCTATGGTAAATTTCAAGCATCTCCAGGTTTAATGTTTAAGGCTAAAGCTAGACCTGGAAAGACTTTATCTGAGGGATTTCATACGGAGCAAAAGGCATCTGTTCCACGTGAAGTTGGTACTTATCGGACAATGTTAGATAAGGATGCACAATTCACTGTTGGTTCTTTTCCTTCTCTTTACGGTGGGCCTTCAGAAGGGAAGTCAAGAACATTAGGAGAATATCAGCAGAGTAGACAACAAGCATTACAAAGATTAACACTTTCATGGATCTACGTTGCAGATTTCTACCGAAGGAACATGGATGAGTTATGTCGAATGTATGCTGAAATGATGATTGAGGATGAACATTTTACAAAGATAGACAATAATAATTACATAAGTGTTTGGATTAGAAAATCTAAAATGCAAGGTAAGATTGGTGGAATTGAAAGTGAAGCATCTGATGCATTTCCAATGACGTTGCAGCAGAAGCAAGTATTTTTAACTAAATTCATAGAATTAAATAATCCTCAGATTAATGCTGCATTATATTCACCTGAGAATAGAAAGACTGTACAAAATATCTTCATGATGAACGAATTGAAGATGCCAGGTGCTAATCAAATTTACAAACAAGTTTGTGAAATTAATGAAATGTTAAAAGGTCAGGGTCCTGTTGCACCTGGAATATCATCTGTACAAATTGAACCTGCTGTTGACGATGATGCGATTCATATTGCTTCTTGCAAAGATTTCTTGGTAGATGATATAGGATTAGATATTAAGAAACAGAATCCTTTAGTCTACGCTGACATTGTTGCACATTTAATGATGCATCAGAAGAATTTGCAGCTTAAGACCATGACTCAATTTGAAGGTGCACCACCTGGAGAAAGTCCTAACAGTTCTGAGACTAGCACGGGAGGAGGTGATGAATCATGAAGACTAATGTTGAAAAAGCTGTGGAAGAAATTACGGAAAAGATGTGGGAAATTCAAGAGAAATATGACTTGCGTTTTGCTGAACTAAATCGTTCTGGACTTAAAGCATTAGAAAATATTGCTGAAGTTCAACGTGAGGTTCAGCATGAACTAACAGCTTAGTTAATAGGGTGCCTTGTTACGGCAGGGCACCTAAGGAAATAATATGACAAAATCTATAGTTCTAACAGCAGCAGATACTGATGCTCATAACCTTTATGCACTAATTCTAGCTGCACTAGGTGTTACTCAACTTCCACAGAGAGTAGACTTAGGTGCTGTATTCTTTCCTGATTTTGTTGAGAGTGTGACTTTTCTACTTCCAACAAATCAAGCAGGAAATACGAGTCATACTTTAAGTTTACAGGATCAAAATGGAAATGAAACATTATCTATTATAGTTGGAATACCTTATACTATTGAAGGAATAAGAAATTCAATTTCTCTTCAAGCATTCAAAGTGCAGGCATCTGCCGAAGGAGTAGTACTAAATGTCTCGA